ATGCTTTGGAGTTTTCCTTCCAAGGCACCCTCAATTGATGTCTTAATATTTTTTCTCATGTTCTTACTTGTGCGTTTTTTACTCATTAATAATCCCCCTTAATACAGCATATGACTTGTGACATTTAGATTTTGTGCTGCTATTGTTCCCAATGCTAGTTTATCACCAGTAATAGTTCCTGCTGCTATCTTATCTACAGTTATTGCACCTACTGCAATTTTTGCTGTTGTAACGGCACCTGTCCCTAATTTAGTTGATGATATGGCACCATTTGTAATCTGTACGCCATTGATTGTACCAACGGTTATATTTACTGCATGCAAGTTAATAACATCAATTTCAGAAGCATCGATAGTTCCAGCAGTGATCTTATTAGCAGTTAAGTCTACGATTTTAGCATCAGTAATACTACCATCTTTTATTTGTGCTGTATCTACTGCAGCCGTACCTAATAAGGCGGTTGTTATTGCTCCAACCTTAATGTTGGCTGTCTCTATCGCAGCATTGGCAATCTTAGCATGTCCTATTGTTGCGTCTCCGATTTGAGCCAAATCTATATATCCGTTTACAAGATGAGCATAACCTGCTTCTAATTCCTCAGTATCAACTTTGTTAACCATGGCAAAGTCAATATCAGCTAGTCCTATTTTGATTGTATCTACTTCTTTACTAAAGTAAGTATTGATCTCAGCAATCTTTTGTGAAGCGGATTGAAATCCATCAGCAATAGTACGAGCAATATTAGATTTAGCCTCGCCAAGTTCTATGTTCTCATATCTTTTAGTAAGTACATCATAGATAGTTTTTATACATTTAGCAACTGCACTAACACCCATTATAGGAAATTCTACATTGACATAGTCGCATAACTTAACTGTCTCTAGAATAGCAAAATCTTTATACTCTTCAGATTGTGTTAGTTGCATGAATGATACATCAATTGATACCTTTGGAATCCCTATATTATTAGTTACCATAAATTCATTGGCCGCTGCTCTTAATTCAGTTTCTGTTGGTACTTCCGAAAAGGATGATGATAGGTCTAAAGGAAATATCCTATCAAAGTCATAAGTACCTATTGCATTTACTATTTTATTTGTAAGTTGAATAAGACCATCTGCTTCAGAATACCAGAAAGGATATACTCCTGTATAAACAGCAGCACAATTCTCTTCCTGTTTTAGGTCTAATAGGTTCTTACCATAGCGAATAGAGACTCCTCGGTTAAAGCCTCTATCAGCATGATGTTTAACTGCGTACTTATCAAACTCATAGTCTCCTCCATAGGTACCAATGATTTCGTTACCTAATAAGGACCTTATACTAACAGGCTTAATGACTTGTAGATCTGCAACTACTTCTGAATTTGTTACGAACGTAAAAGGACAGGTTAATGTCGATGCTATTTTCATGTTTGCTAAGGAAATCGATATGGAACTACCAGTAAATGGTGATACTGGATATCCGGTTAAGTCATAGCTTATATGGTGAGCACTAACTGTTATGATGCCATCCATTGGCTTAGATATATTGTATATTCGGAATGGTTGTGGATCGTCGTACAGATTAGGTTTTGCTAGTATGATCCTTCGTAACTCTAAGTCAGAATATCGCCTTCCTATTATAGGATATTCTAGTTCTAATTCAAACTCTCCATTTTTTTCTTCAGTTACAATACAAGATATGGACTCATTAAGACTTCCCAAACCATTAGTAGTAAATGTGGTTGCACTTGATGGAAATAACGTAATCATATCGTCCACCATTTAGGCAGTACTTCGACTGATGTTATTCCCCCTGAAAAGGAGATTAGATTATCCCCAGGAATTAGTTTAGGGAATCCATTGCTTAATGTAATATATCCATTTAAGTTAATGATACCATTATATGCTTCTTCTATATCACTGTTTAGATCAATATAATTTATAATGTCAGATATTGTTACAACATAACTTCCAACATGTAGTACTCCAGCACCTGAACCCTTTACTGTTATTATCGGTAATGCTGATTGGTCAGTTGGGTTAACTAAAGTAGTTGGTATTGTTATTATACTCTTTGTATCCCCCGTCTTTAAAAATCTTTGAGGTTTACGGTTGAAGTTTATTGTGAGTCTACCTGCCTGTTGAAGTATGTTCGATATAGATCCATCTTCTGAGTAGGTTGCTAACTTGTAATGATCAGGTTCATATGAATCCTCAAGTCGGGCATATCCTGAACCAGAATGAAGCCACTTTGAAATCTTATTTGCTAGAGTCGTAAAGTCCCCTCCAACAGCACCGATCGCTATCTGGTATGAACGGTTAACATTTTTATAACCACCTCGGTCTAATGTTAATTCTCCATTTCTTCCAGGAATTGGTGTTATTTCGTAGTTTCTTTCAGGGATCTCATAATTAGGTGGGGACTCTACCTGAATACCATAATCTAGAGAAGATACGCCATTAAATATAATTACGCCCATGCCGTGTCCCTCCTTTCTATTTGCTTCTGAATTATACGAGATACCTCATTAGCAATTTCTTTAGGATTACTACCTGTTATGTTGAATGTGTTGTTAACTGCACCACCAGTATTTGATACTACTGTTGGGGGAGCTATGGATGATTTAGTAAGTTCCATATTGTGTGACTGAATACCCTTAGAGATAGTGTTAGTCGTATTAATTGTCCCGTCCAGGTTATAACCACTCATTAAACTACTAAGTTTGTTACTACCATTTTGAATATTTGTAAGGTCGAGTACTGGTCTGATAACTGGAGTTGAATCTAAGTTAGTATCAATAGCATCATGTATGTTTGAAATAGCATTTGACATGGCACTAATTGCTCCTTGACCTAGATTTGTAGCCGAATTAATTACTTTAGATGCATAACCATTAAGTCCAACGATGAATCCTTCACCCGAGTACTTACCAAGTTCTTCAAATGCCTTAGATGGTGAGTGTATACCCAATACATTCTTAGCCGCGGTCAATACTGAAGAGGCTAAACTACCTGCCCAATTTGCTGCTGACTGTATCTTGGCCCTTAGACCACTTATAAAACCTTCAACTACGTTCATACCAGCATTCTTAAAGTCTCCGATTGTGTCACTGAATGCAAGTAGTCCCGCTGATACAATTGCTTCGATAAGACTTTGCATAGAATCTACTAGTCTTTGCTTATTATTATTTATGGCATTAGTAAGACCATCTACCAACCCAATAATCATCCTAAACCCAGCATCCACCATCTCTGGTATCCTTTGAGTAATAGCCCAAATTAATGATAATATTAGATCCACCATCGCATTAACTAGTTTAGGTGCATTTTGTGCTATTACTTCTATGAATCCAACTAGAATGTCAACTAACTTTTGTACAATGATTGGTGTCTGCGTTACTAAAACATTGAGTAGCGCAGTTAGTAGTTGAACTACTGCATCTAATACCACTGGTATCGTTTTAACTAACGCCCCCATTATAGTTGTTACGAGTGTATATACGGTATTACCTATAACCGTAGCACTATCTGTTAATGTTTTACAGAATGCTACTATTCCCTCTGCTATCTTTTGAACAATTAATGGAATCATACCCGCTATTGCTGTTATTATAGAAATTGCTGTAGCGATAATTATAACTGAACTCGCTGCGAATACAGTAGCAAATACTGGTAAGGCAATACATAAAAGTGATAAACCTGCTGCTATGCCTAATATACCAATTCCAAATCCCATCATAGCCCATGATAAAGCTAATATAACAGGTACCAAAGGAGTTAATACTAATCCTGCAATACCAAGTACTACAAATACACCAGCCAATGCTCCTAGGCCCTTGATTATTACCTCTATAGGCATTTTTCCCAGGTCCCATAAAGCAGATGCTAATACCTTTATTGCAATGGCAGCTACTAATAATGCTGCTGATCCTTTTATGGTTCCTTCCATTTTATTTAATGCTAATACTAATATCCCTAAGGATACAGCCATTACCCCTAAACCTTTACCTATTACTTCAAGTGGCATTTTACCAAAGTCCCATAAAGCAGATGCTAATACTTTTAATGATACAGCCAATATAAGCATGGCTGAACCAGTAGCTATTAGTCCTTTTGAATTACCTATTTTATTTGTGAATATGGCCATTTCAGTTAATAGTAAACCAATCATTAACAGACCTTTACCCATAACAGCCCAATCCATTTGTGCAAAGTCCCACATTACTGAGGCCAATACTTTTAATGATAAGGCTAAAATGACAAGACCCGCTGATGTAGTTATGGCCCTTGCTCCAAATGCTGCTTTATTTAAGAATATGGATAACTCACCCAGCAGTACACCAACTCCAACCAATCCTTTAGCTATACCATTCCAATCAAGTTTTGATAATACAGTCATGGCTCCTGCTAGAATAAGAACTGCAACTGATAACCCAATCATGGCGGTCATTGTTCCATTTAGTTTTACTATACTTGATACTGGCGAGAACTTATCAAATAACACCATCGCTCCTATTAATTCTCCAAATACGACAGTCATCGCTCCAAGTGAACTTATTAGTTTATTTGAATCAATTAATGATATTGTAAGAAGTGATGCTGCTAATATACCTATTGCTACGGCGATTAACATTAAGGTCTTGGCTTTTATTGACGTCTGATATGCTTCTAAACTATCCCTTACTCCATCGAGAGTTTCTTTTATTTTACCAAGGAAGTTAGTACCATCTACCATACCAGTAAGCGAGCCTATAAGTTTTTTGATTCCAAATAATATAGCAGCAAATAAGCCACCATTTAAAAGAGTCATGACTGATCCATAATTAATGCCACCTAATGCTTTGGATATCATGTCGGACATTATCTTAAATGCACCACCAACAACCCCTGCTACTTTTTCAAGTGGAGATAAGTCAATTTTAATTTGTTTAATCCAATCAAGGTTTATTTTACTTTTCCCGTTTTGAAGTATATCGACTAAACCCTTAAGTGCTCCAACAACTCCATCTATTACTTTTGTAAAGAATCCAGTAGTCTTGATAGATTCATCTAATCCTACAAGCCATTGTCCAAGACTTGATGTTATACCTAGCAGAGAACCACTAACTGGCATTAAATATCCTATAAGTATACTAAGACCTTTAGCCAATGCTAATACCACCTGTTTACCAATATCCAGTACTGCAAATACACCTCTAAATGTATTGTATATCTTACCAGCTGTTTCGCTACTTATGGTGAGTCTAGCTGTGAATCGTTCAAATGCCATTGTTATAGCTACTAGTCTATCGCCCGTTGTTGCTGGAAATATATTTCTAAAAGCATTAGTGACAGGTTTCAATACCTTCATTAGATCATTAAATGCATTTGCCAAGCCTTTAATTAATGAATCCCTACCGCCATTATCTTTCCAAAATTTAAGCATTGCATTCCTTGCTGTAGCAGAGGCTCCTGCTATATTACCAAATCCATTATTAATTGCTGTAAAGAATTTAGCGGCTTCATCTTTATTGCCTATTATGTTTTCCCATGTCTGTGCCCATCCGGACTGTACTGATTCTTTCATTGTATCAATCAATTGGGTAAATGTCTTAACCTGAGTTGCTGCCAAAGTAAGAGCTGGATCATTAGCCATTTTGGAAAGAGTCTTTGTAAGTACATCCGCTGTAATCCAACCATCCTGTAATGATTCTCTGAATGATTTAGACATATCTCGACCCTTACCCATCTCTACTGCAGTTTTCTCCAATGCTTTTTGAAACAGTTCACCACCCATACCAGCATTAACAACTGAGTTCCAATCCATAAGTTTAACAGATCCACCTGCAATTGCCTGTGATAACTGATACATTGCGGTAGATGCCTGTAGAGCACTAGAACCCGAACCTGCTGCTAAGTTAGCAATACCCTTGATAGACTCAGTAGAGGTCTTCAAATCAACTCCTGCTGCTGTGAAGGTACCTATATTACGAGTCATCTCTGCAAAGTTGTATATAGTCTGATCTGCATATGTATTCAATTCATTTAATGCACCATTTACTTGGTCTAGGGTTGTACCCTTACTCGCAGTATTGGTCATTATAGTGGTGATTGCATTCATCTTTGTTTCATATTCAGTAAGACCTGTTTTAATTGGATCAATAGTTAATGCTTTAACTAGACTCATTCCTGCATGGATAGCAGAATTAGTTATATTCTGTAGAACAGTTATACCCATGATGCCAAGTGCTGAGAATTTATTATTTAAACTTTCGATACCACTTGCCATTCCACTAAGGGAAAAAGAGTTTGCAATTGATTGTAATGATGACAATCCTTTCGCAGCACCATCTAATTGAAGACCCTTCTTAAGTTGACCTAATGAATCTACACTAGTCTTAATACCACTCTCAAATTGTTTGTTGTTAAACTGCATATCGACAATACGTTGATCAATGCTACTCATAATTTAGTTACCTCCTTCCACATGTCATTTGCTAATTTATCAAATATTGGTTTCATTGCAGGATTAATATAATCTCTTCCCTGAACAAATCCTCCGTTTCTAGTACCATGCCCGTACTGAATAAGTATAGCTATAGGTACACCATTGTTAACATTTGAATTGAACCATGCTATTTTAACACCTTTGGCTGTTTGTACAACCTTGAAATCCCAGGAACTAGCTGTTTTGCCAGTATCAACTGGAGTTGCAGCAGATAAAGCAGCAATACCCGCTTGCCCACATCTGTTTAAGGCATTTAAATATTCAGCAGTAAGTGCCCTGTTAAAGAATGTTTCTGTAAGTTTAAAATTTCCTCTTTGAGTTATTGATATCATACTATTAACCCCCCGTGCCTAATGATTTTTTTCGAGCAGCATTTAATTCTGCATTTCTACTTATAAGTTCTTGCTGGTTCATCTTCTTCGGTGGGGCATTCTTTATATTACACACATTAATTAGTGTTAGTAGTCGATTTAGATGCCATTTCTGACACTCAAATGGAATATTCATAGATATCATCCAATAGTAAATAACCTCAGCAGTAATGATTTCTCGATTAGGACCATTGAGACTTTTCCTAAACTTTGTTGCCGTCATATCTGCTTCTATGTATTTATGAATGGTCAGAATATTTTCATTTGTTAATAGTTTGTAGATTGAGTCGTCTACATTTTGGGTTATAGTCATGCATCTTATGTAATCAATTGTTTCGTCAACAGTTTTGTCCTCTTTCGAGAGGAACGGTTTACTCCATTGTGACTCCCATTTTGACAGAGAGACCAATGAATGTTCTAATTGTAGGGTATGTTCTTTAGAATAGAAGAATTCATTCTTAGACTCATCCCATTGCTCGATAGCAGGTATCGTGATCTTTAACATTATATTGGCCTCCTTATCAATTTGGATTACTTTATACTATTGGGTATTATGCCATTAATGAAATCCGAAGCAGCTTCTGCATTACCAGATAACTCCATGAATAATTCACTATAGGCTTCTGTCTGAGAGAAATTATCTCTAAGTTCCTGATTCTTTATGAATCGTTTACCATCCAGCGACTTCTCGCCATATGATCTAAGGATCAAATCCTTGAAACTTTCGACTATTTTCTTTGAATCTAGTTCCATAACTATTTTGGTTAACGCCTTTGTTAAACCGCCATTGGCCGATAATTCCATTTCAACAGCTTCCGCTTTTGTAAGATTAAAATAAAAGTCCTCTTTTCTTTCGTTACCGTCAAAGTCGGTATAAGATATTGTTTTTTTTAACATGTATTAATCCCCTTTCGATTAAATGGAGGGGCCGAAGCCCCTAATAATATTATGCTACAGTTGCAAAGTTCTTAACTGATGCTGCCAGTGTCTGTCCATAGACATCTACTACGCCACCAATTGTAACAATGTAAGTGGTAGTTCCAGTGAAGTCTGTAGTTGGGTCGAAGGTAAGTACTTTCTTGGCAGTATCCCAAGTCTTAGCACCTGCAACAAGAACACCTGCTGCCGATGTAACAACGATTGCTTCCTGAACTATAGCATTGTTGAATGTCATAACAATGTTAGCAGTCTTAGCAACTGATGCTGCGTCATCCAAAGGTAAGATTGTTACTGAAGGAGCTGCTATAGTTCCACCAGTTACGATAGTTGTTATTTCATCTGGAAGCGGTAATCTAGCAGAAGCACCTGCTGTTCCAAATAAAAGATCTTCAAGGGTAGCCAGTTTAGCTGGATCTACTTTGGTTGAATCTATTACCAAAGATGCAGTTGGTTTCTTACCAGTAACTGATACTGGAACAGTACTAACATCCCATGAGAAGGTTATTGCTTCAGGTGAATCGTTGATTGATTTGTAAGCCTTCTCTGAAGGAGCAGCAGTTGCTCCATATATCAAGTGTAACTTATATCCATAAGCCTCACCTGTAAGGTCGTTACCAATGATTGTTTTGTATGCCAAACCAAATGCCTGTCTAGCCTGCTGTCCAATAGCAACTCCAGTTCCAAGTGCTGCTGATCCATCACATGCTGCAAATTCATCTGGATATGTGTATGCTTCAACTGAAGCGGCAAACTGTTCTGCTGATGTAAGACTCAAATATTTTATGTCATCTGCATATATTGGATTTGGTTCTGCTCCTGATGGACTTTCTGTAACACTAACAAGACCATTCCATGCAATACCTGCAGGATATGCTCCAGCTGACTGTGGGTAAACTACACCCTGTTTAACACCGGTTTCATAAAGTTTCTGTCCGGCCTGATCCCAAACTAATTTAGACATATTCGTGATTCCTCCTTTTAGTAGTACAAATTATAAACATAGTGATTAAGATTATCTGTTGCGAAATATCGGTCAAATGAACATAATGGTAGAAGGGCTAGTTTATCCATAGTTATATTGTCTGGATTCTTGTCAATCAAAGTTACAGTATATCGTTTTTTAAGACGATAAGGATTATCATCTGCAAACTTTGTATCTATGTCACTTATGGAAAATACAATACATGGGTAATTTATTTTAAATGATTCTGGTGGTTGAAAATAAACATCAACAAGTAATCCTTCTAGTAACGTCTGAAGTCCTAGCCTAGTTCCCATTATATACACCTCCAATCGTTAAAGTAAGACGAGGTCTCTGAACATCAATATTAGTGATTTTCCAAGAAACCCCCATCCATTTGATATATCTCATAGCATAGAAATTCCCATAGGCATATGGATCGGCTACAATACTAATCTCGTTACTTATAGTTAGATTATCATTGAGACTTTCTCCTGACTGATAACGTCTAGAGTTTTTAACAACATCTCCAGAGTAAGTTCGTTCAGTTATAACTTCAGTCCATACCCCAGGTGTAGTTTCTATTGTTTCAGCGTAGCCGATTACTCCATAAAACTTTGCCATTTTGAAGTTCCTCCTTCTGTAAGAAGTATGGTTTGTCTTTTGTGTCATAGCAGTAGGAACTATTTGGACAATTCATTGTATGTTGTAACTGACAAGTTGTACATCCTATTACTTCCATTTGTGTCTTTAACAAAAGAC